TCTCCGCCCGATGCCATGTGAGGCATTTCAGCGCCATAGGGTCCGCCAGATTGCCCATAAGGCATAGAACCGCCGCCGTAAGGCGTTCCGCCGAATACGCGCTTCATGTGCTTGAAGCCAGCCATCGTATTACCTTCGCCAAAAGCGGAAACAATGTCCGCAGGGATGACGTATGATCCAGACGGAACGTGCATAGGCAGATGATCGGTTCGGCCAGCAACGGTGCTGTGGATAGGGCCAACATGCACTTTTGTCGTTACGGACGGCTTGATCTTGGGCATATGAGGAGCTTTGGGCTTGTGCATATGCATGCTAAATCCGCCTTCGGCCTTCGCCGTGCGTGCAGCCAATTTAAAAGCTTGAGCCGTGGGAGCACCTTTGCTATTAGGCTTACGCATATGCTCGCCAGAGCCATGAGCGATGCGTTCCTGCTTGGCGTGAATGTTGGCGTACAAACCGCCGCCAGCGGCCTTTTTGGCCACGTTAAGGGCGGCTGCTATGGCTTGGTCTTTTGGATGGCCAGAATTGATCATTTCAGCGATATTGCTGCTAATGGTTTTCTGAGAGTGTCCATGTTTAAGCGGCATACATCACCTATGAGAAACTGACGGTCACAACTTGGCTAGTGCCTGGCACTACCAATACACCATTATTAACGGGCAAATTCACGACATAAATACCGACCGTGTTTGGAATGATATAAATCGGCATTGTTGTCATTGAAGTTGAATTTGAATCGTATACGGTTCCAGTAGTGCTTCCTGCAGTGGTTACACTAATAACGGCTATTCTTCCAGCGCTGGCCTTAACCAAAGTTGCAGACGTAATATGAGGGAAGCCCTGAGCTCCTTGAACATTCAAATAGTTCTGAGCAGCAGTGCTAATAGATGTAACTACGTTTTTGGTAGCGGTTAATATGTCTGTTAATGAAACGCTCATTAGTATCTACCGTCCTGTTGTGTCCTATAGCGCATATTACCAATACGCCAGAAGCTGCCAACGTCATTGCTGCCCATGTAAATGCTCACTAATCGACCCCTGAATCGAGGCGATACAAAGGTCGTGTTCTGGGTTAATGCGAAAGGGCCGTACTGAGTCTGGGTCTGACCAGCATAATCGCTGACATAAAAAGTCAAATTGATCGTGGCATTTTGGCTTCCGCCGTAATAACCCCACTTCATATCTGGCCAAACTTCGTCAACAAACATCTTATTGTCTGCTTCGTTAATCACAAAGTTGCCAGTCTGGAACCAAGAATTCATTGCCTGACCATCAGCATCAGTTGATGTTTCATGCTGATAAATGTACAGAGAGAAAGGGTCTGCACCAATTGGCGGACCTAACACCGATTGATCCACCCAAGCTGATCTTCCCAATGTTCCAAAATCCCATACTCCCAAACCGACATTGTATTTGGCGTAGGCATTTACTTCTCCGCCATCGCTGATCGTTGGGTAATACCAAGTAATTTCATTGAAGCGGCTGTTCACTGCAACTCGAATCTTATCCAAATTGGTTTGATCCAAGTCTTGATATATAACGTCCCAAATTGGGCAGGCAACAACCTGTACGCCAGAGCTTGTTAACGAGAAAAACTGGCTTGGCCCCATCCAGTAGACAACGCCGTTAATCGAAGCGGCGGCCTTGCGGCTAATCAAACCGCAGCCAGTACCGATTTCGTTAAACGAATAAACGTATGGCTGGCCAACGTATTGCATTGACCATAATCCCAAATCAGTCCACACCAAACCTTGTTGCGGACCTTGAATGCACCCTACAATCTTAGAACCTTTTGGTATTCGATAAGAACCGGCTTGGTTAGTAATCTGAGCAATCCATGTTCCATAATTGTTAACGTCACACCATCGAATTAACAAAGGATCTTTTACTCCAGTAAAAGTCGACCCCCAAGCAATAATTTGACGCTGAGGCATCGCTACAAATATTCCATCGTTAACTTGAGGAGCTTGTGGAATGATTGTAGAAGTTGGGTTTCCGCTTAATGGGTCCCACTGATAAATTGGTTGGAATGGCGTATTGTTAACCAAAATTGTACCCGGCGATGTAATTGCTGCCGTAGTGGTAGTCGCAAAAGAAACGCTAGTAGGCGTAGAGCTAGTAACCGTCCAGACCCCATTCCAAGAGTTTGGAGAAACTCCAGAAACAGTAATGGTCTCGCCAACGTCAATCGTGATTGTAGCGCCAGTAAAATTAATGGTTCCGGTAGAGCCAGTTCCAGAAGCGGAAGCGGCAGTTAATATGATTGGAGACTGTATTGGGCAACTAACTAAAACCTCTCCCCAGTTATCCAAGGTCCAGTTATTAGCTTCAATAGGAACGCCCGTTGATGGCGTTACGGCAGGACCCGTTCCGTATCCTCCTGATCCATATCCGCCAATGCCATATCCAGAACCTGCTGGAACGGCTCCAATACCAAAGCTGTAAATGTATCTTGCTTTGCCGTTATTGATCGATCCAGAGGTTGTTGATGTGGCGTTTTGCTGAGCGTAAATAACAAAAGAATTGGCATTTATTACGTTTTCGACAATGTAGTTGCCAAATAAAGTCAATCCGCCAACTTGCGTAAGAATCAAAATAGGAAACGTGCTTCCAGCATTAAATCCATGATTGTTTAAGGTTACTGTTACTTGGTTTGATCCGCTAACAGTGGCTAAACTTGGAACATAAGCTGTGGTCGATGTATTCGGAACAGGTAAATTGTTTCCAAATTGATCAGTAGCAAAAATAGTGTATTGGTCTGGGCTTAAATATCCATTTGGATCGCATGAATATAATCCAAATAAAACAACACCGCCAATGCTAATGTGAACCGGAATGTAAACGGAGTCATAAGAAGTAATGTTTTCAATCGTGGTGTCTGTTATTACAACTGCAGCGCTTCCGGCAGTTGTAGACAGCGCCAAAGAAACATTGTCAGTAGCTGACCTAGGCGTTATGTCTTTTGAAGACCCGTTACTGATTGAGGTCAATTGAGACTGATAGGTGTTTGGCAAGTCTTGAGTTCCACAAGCCAAATAAGACTGAGACTCAGTATCTTCCCATGCCCACAAAGCTCTTGGAATTGCGCTAATTGTGTTTGGATAAAACTTGGTCCATCCGCCAAGCTTCTGAACCAACCCAATTCCGTTTCGGTCATAAATAAAGCGAATGAGGTTGCAGTTTGAGATACCTGCCTCATTCAATGTTGGCGTTTCGTTTTGATCAACGCCTGGCTTTAATTTTAATGACGCATGCGGCATTTTATCTTACCTATTGGGGCTTGCTGCAACAGCAGGAGACATAGAAGACCATGCAGAAGCAGAGAACTTTTTACGAGCTTCTTCAACAGCAGCCGATGTTAATAACGTCTTATACTGAGCTTCATAGCTTTGAGCCATAGCAGGATCATCACTCATGCGTCCAAAGTTACGCTGGAATGCGCTTAAGTAAATCATGCTGGCCATGATGAGAAGATCAGGCAAGTAAGTGCTAATGAATGTGGTATTGGTTCCAGCCTGACCTGCGTTTGCATATTGATACAAGGTAGGAAGCCTTGACGTTCCAGTCACCGTCACCGTGTAATTATTGTCAGGATATGGCCCAAAAATAATGTTGGTGTAAGTATCTCCGCCAGTAGAAGCATCTCCGCCGTACATCGCAAAATAAATGGGCGGAGCAACCGTTGACGATATTCCGTAAACATTTTGAATGACTTCCTTACTTACAGGCATGATTGGATAGCTTGACCCATCATTTCCCGTAACCTCAATTGTCTGCAAAGTAACGAAGTCATTTACAGAAATCTGCAATTGATTGTTGCCGTAAGCCAAAGTATAAGTCTTGGCATTTAGCGATGGCAGCAAGTCCAAATCGCGCTGAATACGCAATTCTGCGTAGTTCAGCATCTGTGGAATGATGTTATTAAAAGCGGTATCTACGCCAACAACAACGCCGCTAGAAGTCGTAGTGTTTACGACTGCCATCGTACCTATTTGAGTGACGTAACCGTTGTAGGTTAACGGCGTTGTGTTTGGCGTTGACATGACCTTTCCCTAAATTAATTTGCTTGAGTAGGGGCTTTAGGCTGTAAAGAAGCGACTTCTGTCTTTGCCGCGCTTTCAGCGGAAACCAATTCAGATTTTACTTCTGAAACAACTTCTTTTTCAGATTTGTTTTCAAAGTGAACATATAGAGAGCAAGCAAACCATCCAGCAATGAAAAACACACACGCAAAAACGATACTCATAAAAACTCCTTATTAATTCCAAGGCAACTTGCCAGTTAATGTCTCTGACAAAACTACTACTCCACCAAAAAGCAATCCTGCAACCAAAACAATACCGATAAACAGATTCATTATCAAATCAAATCTTGCCTGAGCCTCGTCAGCCTCTCTTTGCATTCTGAGCTTTTCGGCTTTAACTTTCTCAGTCTGCTCTTTCTTAGCCTCAAGATAAGCCTCACGCTCATCTTGGCTCATCGCCCAAATCATCGCTTGTTCTTCCTCGTAAGCCTTCTTCTTGAGCAATACCTGTTTGGCCAGCTCATTAGAAGACGTTACGGCGGCATCGTGATCAGCAATAGCGGCGTTTGTGGCTCTTTTGGCGATTCGAGTAGTGGCCTTCTTGTTGTTCAAGTTGGCCTGAATAGCCTTTTTGTCAGCATTCTTTTCCTTGTATTGCTTGTACTCTTCCGCTGTCTGAGCAATGTCTTTGACTAGACCCTTACCTTCTTTCAATACCCCACGAGCGGCCTTGAGCGTTCCCTCAGCCTGATTAAGTGGGTTGGTAATATCGTCTAATCCAGCCATTATGCTACCCCTTGATGTTTATATGCAAAATTTGTATATTGTAAATGTGTCAACTTTATCAATAAGCTCATTTTCAAGGAACAAAAAATGGCAAATATGACAGTTTTTAATTGCAAATTTTGCGGAAAAGAAAGATCTGAAAAAACATCCCATTTCCTTAAAAGGGAAAACCATTTTTGTTCAAGGCTTTGCGCCAATCGTTCACAAGCCATAAGAAAATGGTCTGGTTTAAGCAGATCTGAATACGAAAAAAAATATTGGTCTATTCCTAAAAATAAAGAACGACAAAAAATTAATAAGCATGAAAACCAAAAGAAAAGACAGGCAATGATGGGAGATTCATTTAAAAGAATGGTATTAGGCAGATGCAAAGAAAGAGCAAAAAACAAAGGAATTGAATTCAATATAACAATTGAAGACATTATTGTTCCTAAATATTGTCCGATTCTTAACATTGAATTAAAACCTTTTAACAAACAAGGTGGATCATATAATTCACCATCAATTGATCGGATTGATAACTCCAAAGGGTATATTAAGGGCAACATACAAGTTATTTCTAAACGAGCAAATATGATTAAAACTGATGCTACGCTAGAAGAAATATTGTTAGTTGCTGAATACCTCAAGAAATTTTCTCTCCTGCCATGAGTTGATGAAGTGTTTTACCGCCACTGTATTGGAAATGAGCCATTTCTTTTATTGTCCCAGTCCAATCTCCGGCCCATTCTAAACCAGCCGCTTTACCCAGTTCCGCAACCTTTTGCCAGACTGGATGAGAACAATCCCAATCAGGCTTCCCGTTAACCAAGGGAACAATATCAATAGCGCAGCGGTAATTATGAAAAGACTCACCAGCCTTTGCATTTGTAACGATTTTTCCCGGCGCAGTTCTTCCTTGGGCATACAACGCATTTTGCGACTCCATGTCTCGGTATGTCGATGTGACTAAAATATCAATACCGTGATTCTTGGCATCGGCCAAAAACTGATCTACCCGTGCCTTAACAACAGGCAATAAATCTTCTAAATTTCTTGAATTAATCATGATGGGTCCACCGGAGTTGATTTGTGCAAAAGATCATCTTTCTTTTGGCTAGAAGCAGATGATCCAAAATAGAAACTGATAATTCCAGTCCAAGCAGTGCCTAAACTGCCTAACATAATCATCACTTCGTCACCCTTTACTACTCGCCCCGACATCAAGGCAAACAGGATTCCAAAAAATCCAATAGTGACAATGATGGCCATTGCAGGCGGTATCCAAGAATGATTGGCAATCTGCATTTTGCGAGCAGAGTCTCGATCCTCATTCTCAAGCTTGGCAAAATCCAAACCCATTTCCTGAGCCTTGGCTTTTAAAGCCAACTCAGCTTGTTGCAGAGCCGCTACTTGATCGCCGCTTAATTTGCCTGAATCCAATACTCGTTGCGCCTCATCTGCTGGCACACCTAATTTGCCAGCCAAAGCCTCAACGGCCATTCCAGCCAAAGGACCGCCCAGAGCCGAAGCCACGGTAGGTGCAAGCTGCTTTAAAAATGAAAGATCCATATTAAACTCCTATTTGATTGGCTTTCCAGCA